GGGGGGTATGACTTCTCCAGCAATGGCGAAGGCTAAGGGTCAGACGTTGCGTTTGAGTGGTCAAATTGTGGATATGGTTGAGCCTGGTAGATTGCCACAGCCTAAATTGCCCACTCCTACTACAAGAGACCATAAAGATGGGAATAAAGACTATGAACGTGATGGTGTAGTTCAGACTGATACCGTTGCTAGAGCTATTTTTGCAAACAATATGCAAAATAAAGAGCCTAAAATGCTACCAACTTTAAGAGCTTCAGACGGTTATGAACGCCGTAACCGTAAAACTATGGAGAAAAAAGTTGCTGAAGGTGGCGATGTTTCTATGGTTACTCTTGCAGCGGTTACAACTAATTGGGGCCAGTTTGCGCCTGCTATTGAGCGTTGGGAGCAAATCATTGGCCGCCCTGCACCTGCACCAACTAAACCTGATGGGCGTGATGGTTCACACCGTTTGTCTAGTTTGTTTACTGAGTGGATGATGGGCGTTCCTGAGGGCTGGATTACTGGCGTTGGTTTGTCTCGAAATGATGAGCTTAAGGCCTGTGGTAATGGTGTTGTGCCTGGTCAAGCTTCTTTGGCGCTTAAAATGTTGCTTGAAAATGTGCCGCTAGAGAGAGAGAGAGAGAGAACGGTGAAGTTTCCTACTCCTACAGTGTCTGATACGTTTACTGATAATCTTGCTTCTACGCAACAGAAAGAGGGTTCTATGCATTCCGTTACTTTGCCTCAAGCTGTAAAGATGGTGCAGTAATGGCTGGGCGTTTGAGTTCACAAGAGACCGTTGAAGAGGTTGACTGGCTTACTAACGGTGGGATGACTGCATACCAGATTTGTGAGGCGTTACAGAAAACACCTGCTGCGATTGCTAAAGCTGGTTGGCGTTCTGATCGTAAAGATATTTATTCACGGTTTGAGATGGTGCGCCGTGAGTATCGGTAGGCGGTCTAAGGCTCAGGTGGCTGTGTCGCGCCCTATCGTGTATAAGCGTGATGGGCGTTGCTGTGTGATGGCTTCACATACTCCACCCATGATGCGTATTTTGTATTCAGGTAGTAGTGGGGCGAGTGCTATGAGGTTTTTTGCGGCTTGAATGTTTGGTGTGTAGTTTGATCCGATAAAGATTAGGTTTAGTTCTTCTCCTGTCGCTTGTTGTGGTGGCAGTGTTAGCCCGTTTGGTATGTGTGTTGTGGGTGTGGTGAAGGGGTAAAGCAGTTTCATGGCTTGTAGGTCTAGTTCACTGGTGTAGGTCATGTGTTCAGCCTGCTGTGTAGCGCGGCGTTCAAGGGATGCTACTAGGTCATTTTCCATAGCGCGTGGGCGTTGCTGACGGCTGTTTACTGTTTCACAGTTGTGGCTGTCATAAATGTAGGGTCTGCCATCAATGAGGTCTAACAGCCAAGGGTGTTCAAGAATGATTAGGTCAGGGTCACTATCGTCAATGGCTTTACGGAAATTGGTTAGGTCATCTTTGACTATGGAAGGAATAGGGTCAAAGGTGGTTACGCCTGAGATTAAGAGTTGTTCCGCTCTGATGCGTGCTAAAGGATCAGCGGCAATAGTGCGATAGTTTGTTGAGCCTATACGTTGCCACGAGCCTGCACCAGTCCAGTCAAGGGCTTGAATAGTTACGTCAGGAATGTTTGAGAGTAGATTCCAGCAACGTTCTTGACCTCCACCCTCAACAGGATAGATAGGCCACGGGGTTAGGGCAAGTATTTTCATGAGTGAACTGCTTTAGCTAGATAGTTGATATAGATATTGTCATAACCGTTGGCTATAAAGTTTTGACAGATAACTGCAGTGTCACAGTCTGCGCTGCCATCTATAGGGCTTATGTAGTTGAATCCTTGTACCTGGTTGAAAGCGTCTGCACGATATAGACAAACACCGTTAAAGGTAGAGGCATATTTGCCAAATGGTTGCTGTTCCCAGTCATTGTGTAGGCTGTTGTTTTCGCTAACGTATTGGGTTTGGTTTTGTTTCCGTGTTGCCCAAGCATCATAAAGAATGTTTGCGTGGGGAAAGACTGTAACGGCTGAAACAATATCCCACACTGTTGGTGTGTTGAGTAGTGTGGCGAAAATGTCTGGCGTGTACGTTATGTCTGCTTCTATCATTGCCACAATGTCTACATCTTGACTGTGAGGCAGTGTTGCTTTGTTGCGTGCTTCTGCCAAGTTTTTGACACGTTCAGCTTCTTTGGTTGATCCGAATGATGCTGTGCCTAAAGTTTCGCTGAGAATGTGTACCGCTTTGAAGCCGTTAAATTGTAGTTCTTGTAATAGTTCAGCAGTGTTGTCTGTTGAATCGTTTTCATAAATGGATAGAACAAAGTCATGTTCAGGGTTTGCTGCAATGATGGATTCTATCTGTGTCTTGTATGTTTGTAGCCGTGGTGCAGCGTTACGCATAATCGTTGCGATAAGAATTTTCAACGTGTTTCCCTACTTGCCCAGCCGTCACCCTTGAACTGTACGCTAGAGCGTTGAGGCTTACGCACTAAAGGCTTGTCACAGTAGCTGCACATTATTTGCACTTCTGAAGTGATGCTGTGCGTGACTTCTTCACGATAGCCACAATCACACTGGTAAACGTAACTAGGCAAGGTACTCCCCTTTCTATAGGTTTAAAGCTTTAAAATGCTTCCTTGAAAATGTATCCCACGAGACAACTCAAAGCAAGTGATACCTGTGGCAGAATCCTCACCGCTTGACCGCCTAAACCAGTCACTGCCTGAATCGCTAGTGCTTGCCTGAATCCACCAGCGAGAACCGCCGTTACTGTGTTGACCAAGCTCCTGCACTCTTACATGGTGGAAATGCCCTGTAATGGCGATAGAAGCAGCCGTCAAGTATTGATTACCAAAGGTTTGGTTACGCCAAAAGTCTGGCACACGGTCAGGGTTATTTGACTGGTGACCATGCCAACAACCAAGAATGTGGAACTCGTCACCGAATACGTCTAGACAAAAGCCTTCATCATCAGGGTGAGGGATATAGAAAGTAACGTCAAGCCCTACCTCAGTAGCTAGACGGCGTAACTGTTGCAGGATAACTATGCCCCAATCATCAAGACCAGGTTTACCAACTGTCTGACCGTTAAAACGGTTTTGGCAATGGTTTGAGGCTACTGATCCATAAGAGACGGGCGCATATTTAGAGGCACGTTTAATAAGTTCCCACATTACTGAAGCTGCTAAATCAACTTGCTGCATAGGCGATAGGTCATTACTAGCTAACTGCTCATAGTTTGCTTTGTTAGATACTGATTCAATAATGTCACCAGCATCAATAATCACTATGCGCTCATATTTACCGGCTTTCATTTGCGCTTCGATTTTGTCAAAGCTTGCAAATAGGCGTTCAATGAGTTCTTTAGTTCCACCGCGTGAGGCTACTTTGCCAACCTGCCAGTCAGCAGGAATCACAATAAATGCTTTCCCAGACTCTTGATTCTTTACTGTAGGCCGCTTAGTTTTCTTAGCTTGAGCGAATAGTGTAGGCAAATCAATGTTGTTACCTGCACTTGTTCTACGGAACGTAAACCTGTAAGACGTTAGCCAAACAAGCTCACCGTCTTTCTGTTGCTGCCAACGGCTAGTTTTCACTGGTGGTATCACTTCGATACCGTCAGGGTCTAAACCTGCATCAATAAGGAATGAGTCAAAGTTTTCCGGCTCATTATCGTAACCAGGAGTTACAGCCGTACCCTCATTACCGTCAAATTCAATCCCAGGCTTATATTTAGCCTTAGATTCAATCTTTGGTGCAGGCTTTAGGTTATCTAGCATCAGCTCAGTTTAGCGCACCAACAAGCACCGGCGCGGTGTTTGCGGATAGAGCTAGCACCCATAACAATGTTGGTTCTCATGCGCAGCTGATCTGCTAGCTGTTCAGCAGGAAAACTTTTATCGTCAATGTATTGCCAATAAAGCTCTAAGTCTTTACCAGTGAATTCTTTACCTACAGTAGCTACACGACAGCGCTGCATTGCGCTTTGTGGTTTCATTCCCTCTAACATTATTTCCCCTTCATGGTTTGAGCCAGTAACGCAAGTGTCAAGATACCGGCAAGAACATAACCCATTACTGAAGTGACTGGTTCTGCCTGAATAGCAAGAAGAACCAGCACCACAATAAGAGCTAACACAAAAAAGTTAGCAATCATTTGATTCAAAATGGCGCGTCACTATCTGCGAAAGGGTCACGAGTTCCAACGTTACGCTGCTCATGCTGACCTTTTTGCAACACATCAACCGAGGTAGCTTTAATAACTAGGCTCTTGCCCTTGTTGCCGTTAGCTTCCCAAGATTCAGAAGTGAGCGTGCCCGTAATAGCTACACGTTCCCCCTGACTAAATTGGCTGAAATCAATCTCTACACCGTAAGCACTTTTCACAGTGTAGTTAGTTGATCCAACCTTTACCCACTTTTCACCCTCTTTTTTAGAGTGAGGTTCAGATACTTTCATACCCCAGGAAGGGTTAGGAGACTTTTCCCCAAACTTCCAGTCAGATACGAATGCGTTTACTTCGATTTTAGCCATCAGACTAACCTTTCATTACTTCGGAGATTATGTTCTCCATTCCAACCTCAGGACTCATACGGCCTTGAGACGTTTCCCCTACAAAGTAGAGAATCTTGTTTAACATTATGAGCAGGTTTTGTGTCGCTTCTGCTTCTTCATGTGTCATGGTTTCCCCTTTACTAATGCTGCAACAGCAATCTGTAACTGTCTTTCAGTAAACACTACAGTATTAGTTGAAACTTTTGCCACCTTTTTGATAGACAATTTTTTGCGAGCCTTTAGCGGTGTGAGTGCAAATCGTTCAGCTTCTACACGCTTTGCATAACGCTTAGTAATCTTCTGGCTAAAGAAAGCGTCTGCCGCCATGAGATTTGTTATGCGACTACTCATTAGCAATCCTTTCAAGCATCAAAGAAAAATAATCATTATCAGTTTCAGAGCCAGTACCAATCCTGCCAGCCCTTTTCGCTGCTAAAACCGTAGAACCAGAGCCAAGAAAAATATCTAAAACAACATCACCAGGATTTGAATAAGCACGAATCATACGATCAAGAACATCAAGATTTTTAGTTGTAGGATGCCAGCCAATGAAGTCTTTAGAAGTTGTGTGATTATTTTTTTCCCAAATAGATGTTGGGATTGTTCCATTGCTGAAAGATAAACCATTACGAGGATTTACTTTCATTTTGCGTTCAACTCTTACATCATCAGCATTGAATAAAAAAGAATTACCCTTAGAAAAACACCAAGCGTACTCATGCTTTCTAGCAAAATTAGATTTACTTCTACCACCCCAGTTATATGACCAAATAATTTCATTTTGCCCAACAAGATCAGTATTAGCTTCTTCTGTTTCCAATTTGTATTTGAGAAAAGTGTTTGTTTTGAGAGTTCCCCAAACAATAAACATTCTGTTTGGCTTCAAAACTCTTACACATTCTTTAGACCATTGAGCGCACCAATCAAGATATTCACGCTCGTTAGACCATTGATTATCCCAACCTTTACCACCGTCATATTTAATGAAATATGGTGGATCAGTGATTATCAAATCAATGCTGTTATCAGGAATAGTTGCAAGGAACTCTAAAGCATCACAGTTTACAATTCTGTTGGAGTCCAAGCCCACTCACCACCCCTACGCATAAACCGAGGCCAATCACGCGCATCACGATCACCGCGCCAACGTACTAGGTCAAAAGTTGCAGGGTCAAGCTTAGACTGCCTAATACCCATACCAAACTCAGGCCAACCCATCAGAGCTGCACTACCACGAGGGCGCATTTCCCTATCACCGCCAGAAGAAACAGCATGACCAGCATGAGCTTCCATAACCAAAGCAATGCCCCTATCACGCAACGTATCAAGCGCAGACAGCAAAGGTGCAGCATCATCATCATTATTTATAGCGCGAGAAGTCAAGCGATACAGCGGTCCAATAAACAACACATCAGGATTATGCTCGTCAATTAGTCTATGCACCTGACCTAAATGAGCCTCACGCGTAATATCTAACCGAGGTGAACACGCCAACTGAACAGATAGGCGCGGATCAACAGAACCCTGCCTAGCAGCCTTGTCAGCCATAGAGCGCGTAGCCCTGCGCCACTGCTGTTCAGTATTCTCAGCATCAACAATCAAAGTTTTAACCGGCTGAATAGGTTGAAACAGTGTTGGGTGAATACCTGCAGCGCTCAACAAAGCCAACTGGCGCACAAACGTAGACTTACCAGCACCCTCAGTACCCGTCAAAACGAAACGGTCTTTACGCTCCAACAAGCCAGGAATAACCCAGTCATAATCATCCTGACCTTCAAGAATCTCATTCAAAGTTTTAGCGCGTAAATCGTTAGAAACAGTACCCTGCTGAGTATCCTTCAAAAGCTGAATAGCTTTAGCAATAGTTTCACCAGGCTCAGGCGCATCAGCCTCACCAAGCAACTGGTGACCAGCCTCACGAATCCTACGGCGTACAGAATCTAAACGAACCTGACGAGCATATTCAGCAACAGAATGAGCATGAGGAACGCTATCAATCAGCTTCCACAAGTCAGCGACAGTGATGCGGCGCAAACCCCACTCAGACAACTTACCGCCAACAGTCAAAGCGTCAATATGTTCCATTCCTGCACGCATACGCACAAGACCAGTCCAAATAGTCTCAAGTTCAGGATCACTAAAGTCTGAAGCACTGACTTCTTTCAGCGCAAAAGGCATAACGCTGGAGTCAAGCAAGACTGAGCCAATTACGGCTTGTTCAACGGCGCTCATGGCAGAACAATCGGTTCAGACTTCATCCAGTCATTATGGTCAGCCACACGAGCAACAGGAACTAAATCATCAGCCCAACGCTCACCATTAAGCCAAGTAGCAGCATGAGGCACAAACTTCACATCAGGGCGCAACGGGCTAGTGACATAAAGCCTAGCCTTCTCCAGCAGTTCAGTTTCAGGAATCTTTCTCAAAGACTTTTCATAAGCTTTGAGCGCGTTAGACTTACCTTCTTTGCGAGGCCATAAGCTCCAGAATGAATCAAAGTTCGTCACCGTAGGTGATGAAGTGTTTTTAATGGGTTCGGGTACGGGTTCGGGGTTCAGGTTTTGTTCAGTATTTGTTCGATTCTGTTCAACACCTGTTTGATTCTGTTCACTTTTTGCTCGCCTAGATTCACCAGACTTGATACCAGCAGCAACCTTTTTAGCGTGCTTTTCAGCGTTTCTGCTTTCTAACTGTTCCCTTGTTGGCTGATATTCACACCAATCATGGAAACGAATACCATCTTCTTCATACTTCCACAAACCAGCGTTTACAAGCTCCTGGATAGTGTCTAGCGTTACAGGCCAATCATTCAAAACTCCATCAGGAACGTAGCCATCAGTCATGTTATCTGCTGACCAAGTACCAGCAAGAATCCAAAGACCCAATGCTTCAGCTCTGATCTCACGATGGATAGATAGAACTTTTGCTGAGTGATGAAAGTTATCATCTACTTTGAACCAAGCCATTAGTTCACACCCAGCGCAGTGCGCTTATCCTCAGACATACCAAGAGCAAGAGTGATCTCTTTGCCTGTGCAACCGTTTTCACGGGCTAACTCGATATAGTGCTTCAGCAGTTTCGCGGCGTTTAGTGCCTGTTCGAAATCCCCTTGTGCCTCGTTTAGTTTACGGGCTGAAATGCCAACATAGTTTAGGGCTATGTCGCGCTTGTTAGATATACTTGTGTTCAAGATAATCAACTCCTCATGTTAGTTGTTTGTCTAGGCTCTAGTCAGGTTCTCACAAACCGGCTAGGGCCGTTTTTAATTATAGGTCTATTCTAGCACTCAATCGAATAAGTCACCGTAAGCCTCAAGCATCAATTCTGAAGCCGTTTCATCACTCACCCTAAACCTATCCCCACCAGAAAGCAAAAACCAGCCATCAACATACTTAACAGGAATACGGCTCAAATCATTACGGTCAGCAATAAACCGAGGAACAGACCAACCATACTGGCGGCACACCTCAGCAAAAGAAGCATCAGCAGTCTGCAATACGTTATGAAAACCACACATGACCACCAGGCTCTTAGAATCATCACCCAAAGCAGAACCGCCCATGCCTTTACCGCGCCGGTGCTGCACCGTCAAACCGCCTGCACAAGGCCACCTAACAGCCTCAAACAAACCATCAACCACACAGCAACGCCCATCACGCTTATACACGATAGGGCGCGACACAGCCACCTGAGCCTTAGACCGCCTACCGATACTCACGGCGCACCATCTCAAAGCGTGAATAAATATCTTTACGATCAGAACGCCAACCAGCTTTAGCAATCGCTGCAGGTGTTTTCTGCAACGCCTCACAAATCTGGTATGCAGTCATCCCACCGTTAGTAAGCCAGTCAACCTCTTCAACGGTTTCTTGTGAACTCAAACGCCCAGCCATTTTTTCCCTTTCAACAAATACTGTAAAGCAAGAGTTGCCTGTTGAGGAACAACACCATTACCACAGGCTTTTAACGCATCATTACGAGACAATCCTATAGCTTCATCAGTAATGTGACCATTATCTAAGCCCATCATCCACTCAGTAAATTTAGCGCTCAAACGAGGCGCACCATTTTTGCCAGTGTTTTCAGTTGGCTCAGGCGCTTTACGGCCAAGGATAGATTCCCAACGCTCGATTGCACTAGCAAACTGACCCCAATCAGCATGAAACACAGCACGCCCAACAGTATCTGTCTGCACTACACCATCACGCTCATGAGCAGCCTGGCCATCTTTGTAATCCCTAGTAGTTGGCGTAGGAATCAAATCAGTACGGTGAACAATCTGAGCCAAAGACACACTATGCAGAGAACCATCAGACTGCTGACTAGACTTCAAACCATCAGTGAACTGATCAGCCACTGTAGGAGTCGGCAAATTACGCTTAGGCTGAATATGGCCAAAATGACCAAGTATCTGCCAACCAAGCTTTAAATTATTACCACCAGCCTTAGCATCATCAGGGTGCATAGCACCCCCCTCAGCCTCACTACTTATTGGGGTACGCAGTAATAAAGATTCTGTACCTTCCATGCGGTGCACCGGCATCTGCTGCGCGTAAACCACACCATTCAGCATTGTACCCGAGGTCGGCCAAGTCTCCGAGAACAGCTCCAAGTGCTCGCAAAGAAGGCTCACCTGACTCGTCTCCCATACACCACGAGCAGTATTCCAACTCGCCAACGGCTGCACTTGCACTGAGTAATCCTCGTACATTTTCAATAACCACCAATCTAGGTTTTAAAATTTCAATAGCTTTAGCAAACTCAGACCACAAACCTGATCGAGTTCCATCATTTAAACCGCGCCTAGCACCTGCAAGAGAAACATCCTGACACGGAAAACCACCCGTCAAAATATCTACCGGCTCAACCGCTGACCAATCAACTTTAGAAACGTCACGATAATTAGGCACACCAGGCCAATGATGATCAAGAATTGCACTAGGTGCATCTTCCCACTCACAATGCCAAGCAACCTCAGCATCAAGAACATTCATAACGCCAATGTCTAAACCGCCATAGCCACTAAACAGGCTGCCAATCTTAAGAGTCATTACTTACCCTCAAGAAACTGGATCAACGCCGTCACAATAACAGCAGTCAACGGAATACCCTCAGCCTCACTACGAGCCTTAGCCGGAATCCAAACCTCGTCAGGCACTCTCACAGACCTCAACGGTGTATTCATTTCTTACCCTTCACTTCTGCTACTGCACGCCTAACCCATTCGAGGCGGCGTATCTCAAAAATCATACGTTCAATTAAATCCTGATTATGCATAATGCCACCCCAAAGCGTCATCAAACTCTTCATTAAAAGCCAACGAAGAAAGTCGATCATCCCCAAAAACATTAGCTAAAACAAGTCTCAACATATCACGAGACAACTTGACACCAGCCAACTTAGAATCAACAACCAAATCAAACAAGTCATCACGGTTAGTAAAATCAACTTCCATATCAAGCTCTTGAAGCTCAATATCTATTTCTTTATATACGCCCATTTCTTTCATCTCCCTTAGTTAGTAATGGTAACTGGATAAACGCGGCTACGCTGGCCACGAGCAGCGCTCAAAGCAAGCTGGAAGTCAGCGTGCCATGAAGCCTTTTCCCAAACAAAGGTTCCAGCAGGAACATCAGCCAAACGAGCAAGCTCACGCTCTGCCCGCTTTGCAGCCTTCACGCGGTCAGAAACATCGAGTTCGATGCCTGCAGAAGCCCAGCGAGCGGCTTCCTTTTCAGGCGCATCAATGATGCTCTGAAGGGTAGCGCGAATAGCCTCAATCTTACGGCCAGACTTAGGCACTGCGTAAGCGTACACAGTGTAACCGTCAGTCTTACGGGTAAGGGTCTGACCGTTTACCTGGATGGTGTGAATGATGTTAGCCATGATGGCCTCCTGTGGTTTGTAGGTTTGTTTGGTTATGTATATACAGTAACACACTCAACCACCATGTCAACACCATTTGCAAACTTTTTTTAAATTATTTTCTCGATCGTCTCTTTACAGCCTGACGCTCACGCAAAGTCATACCACCCCAAATACCATAAAGAATGTTCCCCTTAATGGCATACTCACCACACTCAGCAAGCACAGGACAAGTCTGGCAAATACGTTTCGCCTCAATAGAAGCGTGATAATTACCTTCCTCAGCAAACCACAAATCAGGATCAATCTGCGCACACACAGCACCAGACATCCACGCCCTACTCATTACCGCTATACCAACCAGACGAGCGAACCTGAGCTGCTTTCCAGCCAGCCTCAAACACAGCCTGAGGATTCCAGCCACGCCCCAAATGGCTAGACTTCCTCACTTCCTCACGCTCAGCCAAATACTCACGCCAAGCATCATCCATATCACGCCCAACTTCACCATCCACTTTATGCACCCTCAGCCTGAATAGATTTCAACGTAGCCATCAACCGCATCTGAGACAACTCCAAATGCTTAGCCTTAGCCCTAGCCCTGTTATACCCAGCACGAGCAACAAACGCCGCATCACGAGACTGCAAAGCCTTCTCACGCGCCAAAGCCTTACGATCCTCAATCGAACCCTCAGCCGTCATATACGTCTTATCCATATCAGACTGAGCTTTCAACTCAGCCCGTTCAGCCTCAATCTCAAGCACTTGGATAGCATCAGCCGCCTTAGACAACTCACGGCCAACCTGAGCCAACTCAAACCTTATATCCTCAGGAGTCAAAAGAACGCACCCCAATCACAAGACCTTCCTCAGCAACAACATCACGCCACTGAGCGCGGTGAAAACCCAACATCCCCTCAGCAAACTCAGGCGAATAACCGCCATCAATACGCAACATAAAATCTATTGATCCATCTTCACGCTGAACCTCGTAAACATCCATAATGTCTAACCGTTCACCAACATAACTTTTTAGGCTCATGCCAGTTCAGCCTTACGCTTACCAATAGCATCCTTCACCTGGTCACTATAACCACCAGCAACAGCATCAGCCCAAATAGACTTCAAATAATCCAACGTTGCAGCCTTAGGAATTTCATCAAGCAAACCATCAGGCATAGAAACAGCAGGCTTCTGAGGAGTCTTACCGCGTGCCACCTTCTCCATTTCCTCACGAGTATTAGGCTTCTGCCCACTCATGCCAAGTGCATAAAGTGCGCGGCCAATCGCGCTGGACTCACACGTTTCAAGCGCTGCAGTCTTTTGACTCATACCCACTCCATCAATCTCAAAAGCATGACCAGTTGACTTAGGCAAACCAGCAGCCTGATCCCCAGTATTTAGGAAGATAGTAGCCTTCACGCGCCACATCATAGAAGCGCGGTCATTCTCCGTAGTGTAATCCTCAGTAATGATACGCCCGTCAGGATACGTTTCATAAAAACGCTGGATACGTTCTGCGACAGTCTCATAACTGTCAAGGTTGAATTGTGCCATTAGTTTCCCTTTACTTTGTCTAGTTCCCAAATATCATTATTAGCTGCACATTTAGTGCAATAGGTGTTTGCAGAAGTTCCAAACCAAACACCTTCTTTTACTTCAGCGTTGCAATTATTGCAAACAATTCCCACTAGCTTCCCTCTCTTTGTGCGCGTTCAAAATATATTGCGTGCTGCTGAACCTCTTGAGCAACTGAAATAAGTTTCTCAATCATTTCATCATCACGGTCAACCCACTGGCACTCAACATCAAAACCAGGCGCAAACCCATTAGGCCCTTCAAGACGTAGCTCATAAGCAAATAGAGCGCGTTCAGCTCCACTAACCATGAGTTGCCATTGAACTTGTCTCATATAGTTTGCAGGTATTTTATCGAGTGGCTTAGAAGAAGTTTTATACTCGCCAATCAGCTTGTGATCCATGCTTAACCCGTCAGGCGTTGCAAGCATCCAAGAATTAGCAGGGCCGTCAGCACATAGCAACCAGTCATTAGGCATAATGCCATAACGCTCTTTAACGACATGAGCAATATAAGCCTCACGCTCGTTACCCCAATCCATAAATGCATTAGGCTCAACTGCTACTGGGTTCTCAATCTGTGCCAAAACTTCTTTCATTCCTGCAGGTGTGGAAGCCTTAGCAACTTGAGTAGCCGTAACGCCACGATCACGCGCAGCAAGCCACAAATCACGAGTCTGCGAAGAAGCAATAAAACGCTCAACCGCAATCACAGCTTGCCCACCTCTTTAGCCTGCTCCACACCGCGCAACTCAGGAGAACCACCACGCAAAAGAACCGTAAAAGTCTCCAACGTCATAGTCACATATTGCTCACCAGGTTTAGCTGAACCATGCTTCTTATGAGCGACAACACCAGCCACAGTTGCGCCAGTTATTTCATCATCATTCTTACGCTCAACCTCAGCCTCTTTAATCCATTGAGGCAAACCATCACGCGCCGTATTCTTACATTCCACCACTACAGCGCCACCAGCAACAGTAAGAACCCCAGCAATATCGCCACGATCCTTAGCGCCAGTCTTAGCGCGGCGTTCAATACGAATATCTGCAAGCTTCATTGCAAGATATTCCGCAACCATTGTCTCAAACGCTGTGCCTGCTTTCTTGGCACTTGCACGATTCCTAACCATAGAAACCCCTTTCCTTGTTTCGATAGTAAACACACCTACTGACATTGCGCAAATTATTTTAGAAAATAGTTGACAAATAATTCACAACAACTGCTAAAGTGTAAATACATAAACCGGAAGGGGTCAGAAATGAACCACGAAGAACAAGAACCTACAGCCTGGAACGAATACAAGCCAAGCTACGGATCAACCAAACCACGCCTAGAATTAGACTCACTAGCCGTAGGCTGCGGCGTAGTAGCAGTAATAGTCATGTTCCTCACCATTCTTGCTTTGGTGGTGACACTATGAGCGCACTATTCATTCTGATGATGCCCGTAACAGTCACTGTCGCGCTTCTAACGAACTTTAACGGACTATTCCTACTAAGCCTCATAGTCACAATATACGTTGGCTACAAGGCATATAAACAAAACGCCTAAATTAAGGAACGCCCTGAGAAACCAGAAAACTCAGGGCGTTCAGCGTGGGAAAGGGGGAAAGACCACGCACTAATCATTGTAGCCTATTGGCAGCTGTCGCACTGAAAAGCATCCATTGGATCTACAGCTAAAACATAACCATCAATTACTTCTACTTTTTCAGTTTCCATCATTCTCCTTAGATATTATTCGGGATTTATTATTTACAATTACTTCGACCTGAGACTTACTCACACCATATTTTGCAGCAAGTCTACGGTGTCCAAAAATTCCTTTTTTATATTCAGCTCTAATTTTTGCAACTAATTCATCTGAGTATTTAAGCCTTGAGTGCGTACCTTGCCTTAATTGATCCTGCACATTTTCTTTTTGTGTTCCAACAAGAATATGCTTTGGATTTACGCAAGCTCTGTTATGGCAAATGTGCCTTGCGACATTAGGCGCAATTATTTCTCTCCCGTCAAGCTCAACTGCAAGCCTGTGTGGTCTTGCATTTTTGCCATTGAGCCACCACCAGCCATATCCGTCTTTATCTTTTCTACCTAGCCAAATCCAGCAGTCACCAGATTTGTCTACATAGTTCCACATATCTTCTATTTTGTTTGTTACTCCACGCACAATAATCCTTCCATTGAAGCTATAGGACTATACTACAGCTAAATGAAAGACCGGCGCTTTAGCTTACTTAATAACCCAAGTTACAAACGCTGCAACAAACGCCAACACGCTCACCGCTGCAGTGACATAAACAACCCAATGCACCTTAGGCGCACGAGCAGACTCCAACACTGCAAGCTTAGTTTCAAGCTCACCAATCTTCTTCCAATGCTGATCCGTTACACGAGTCAATTCATCAAGCTGTTTCATCATTGCATCCTGTTTAGTTTCAAGGCGTGCGATAGCAACAGCAAGAGCATTAGCCCACTGCGGCGCATCATTAAAAGACTGGTCACTCATTATATGTCGCTAAAAGACTCTTCAGGCTTCTTAACAGAAGTATTACCAGCAGGCATAATGTTCAACACTGCAACAACCACACCCATCACGAGCGCAACCTGGTCAGAAGTAGCCCAACCAAAACCGGCAACCAAAACACCGGCAGCAATCAGCACGCGGTAAATCCAGCCACGAACCTCAACAGTAAACACAGACTTAATCCAGCTCATTACTTAGCCATTCTCTTAGAAATCTCGTCAGCAACACCCTGAATGATACGGTCATAATCAACCGCACTCACAGAACCGCCACCAATAACCTTAACGCCATCATTGTAAACGTGAGACAACGTACCAAGAACACCAGCAGGAATAGGCTTATAACCGCCAGACTTAACTTCAGTAGTCTTAAAAAGCGCATCATAAATAGCGTTAAGTTTCTGCGCCTGATCCGGTGTCATTTCATCTCCATTATTAGCAACAACCTGAACACCAGGCTGCATATCCTCAGACCATCCAACAAAAGTTGAATTAAATCTACGTTCAACTTCCTCTATTGTATCAAGCCATTCCTGCCCATAGTCACGCCCAGGAGAAGATAAGAAACCGCGCCCAGGGAAATAGGTGACAACGTGACCATATTGACCCCAGCCCTGATCGTATGAACCCCAATGGTCAAACCATACAGGAACACAAACGTCAGGTAAATCCCTATCCTCATGCTTGAACTGAGTGTTTAGCCAAGCCTGCCAAGCATTAGGGAACTGGTGAGGAACTTGCCACACTTCTTGCTGAAACCATAAACAAGCCCCAGCATTAGACTCAACGTCATCACGAGGGATCGTGAGCTGTTGCCACATTATCCCAGACCGAAAACTTGAACAGTACCAGTAATAGTTGAACCAGCTGGAAGAATAGTAAAACCGTCATCAGTTCCAGCTGTTGAATATCCACCGTAAGAATCAATAATGTTAGCACCAGAAGTAGGAGTCCAGCAAAAACCTTTAGATTCTACACGAGTAGGAATAGAGGCAGAATTAGGCTGAAAGACCATCATGTCTAATGATATTGAAGTTCCAGCAACACCAACCGTAATATTACCGGAAGCTGTAACACGAGTCTGGCGAGGGCCTGTAGCGTCAGCAACAAGAGCAGCCCAGTCATAGAGAGAAGAAGATTTATCTGTACCACCAGAACGGAAACGCAAAGAAGTAGCGTTAGCGGCAGCGTAAGTCCAAGAAGCAACAACCTTGTAATGTTCAAATGCGCTAGTAAATACACCATTAAGACTCAAGCTAGTTCCAACAGTTGTAAATGAAACCTTACCGTTAGAGCTAGTCGAATAAGAACCAGAACCTACAGCAACAGAAGTAGGAACAATAGGAGTCACACCAGTAATAGAACGCCACTGTGTACCATCATAAACCTGCACATCATTAACGTCAGACAGATAAGTTGTCATCCCCTCAGCAGGAGAGGGCAAAGCTGTCGTGCGTGCGGCAGAAGATGAAAATACCATTACTGCCTGATCCTGCAAATAAGTTTGTACGTTAGAGGCAGTCAAAACCTCATTAGCGGCAAAAGTTCTATATCCTGCACCGGCCATTTTTATTGCTCCTTAAAAAGCTAACTCGTTTGAATCCAAAACACCATAATATGAATCGTTAAGCCTAAAAGCTAGTATACCAACAGCTTTCTCTAGAGCGAACTCAACATCATATCTGCCAGGTGTTGCAATATGTTTTATACCAATAATTTTTTGGCGCGTTCCATAAGCGTTATATTTTGATAACAAAACTGTCGCATCGCCCATATATGACAAATCAGATGTAGTGATTGAATAAGCATTATTTTGACCAAGAACAGCATTAACAGAAGTTCTGACGTTAGCAACTCTATATTCTGGTGAACCATATTCATCAACAATAAAGTTGGCAAAAGATTGAAGCTCAGTAGTATTTTTATGTAGAGTCTGAAAATCTTTAGACTGTAATTGATAAGTAGAAATAGCAGAAGCATTAGAGGAAATAGCTGTACCAACAGGAGAAACAACAGTGACAGCATTAGCCAAAGTATCTACAGAATACTCAACGTTATAAGCCGTATATCCAACAATCCCATCACGAGGAGCAACAAGAGAAGCATCTTTAAACTGAAATAGTTGAGGCAATGCAGAATTACGTTGAACAAAACGCACCTTCCCCCAACGGTTAATAAAAAGAGAACCTTGTTCAGTCAATTCACATTGCTGCATTAATTCAAGAGCAGTACCAGAAAAAGTACCAGCAGCACAAACAGTAATACCTTTGTCAATATCCATTTGAGAAGTAGAAAAATTGACCTGTGCTGAAGTCAAAATTCTAGTAATACGATCCCCAGTTGTTTCTTCAGGACAAACTAAATTAACAATTGGGTAATTAGATAGTTGAGCAAACGCATCAACACAATCAACAGTTGCAGTATTAAGCCCATTTATCTCAAAATTGTAAGACCATTGTCCTGTATATCCTGAATAAATTGTGTTTTTAGAACCATATTCTGTATCTAAAAAAGTAACAACAATTTTACGCCCAGGATAGATAGAACCATACAAAGGAGAATTACCATCAGTAGGGTTAAAAATTCCAGAACTATTATCAAAAGTAATAGAAGCAGTGCCTGTACCATACTTATCTAACTCACGATTTTTACCGCGTGAAGCATTAAAAGAAAGAATAGGCGCATCAATAGTTTTAGAAAGATAGCCAAGTTGCCCAACATTTAAACGATCAACGTCTAAAGTAAAACCTTCAGTTAGTTCAAGTGTTACTTCAAAAACAATCATTATGCACTCGCAAAAACTTTCCCAGACTGACGCTCATACTTCTTAATAGCCGTAACCACATCTTCAGGAGTCATGTTAGCCCCATTCAAAGTAATGTTATAAGTGTTGCCGCCACCAGTACCGCCACCCATAAACTGACTCAAACGGTCAAGGGGAATAATAGCCTCAGGGCCAGCCTCACCAACAATAGCATTATCTATACGGCTCGTAACAATACCACCACGAGCAAACGGCGTAGCAGGGTTACCGTCACGGTTAGGCGAACCGTCATTGTTGTAACTAATACCTGACACGTTACCTGATACGTTAACACTCTTCCCATCAAATCCTAGAAGCTGAGTGAACCAGTCAACTGCTTTACTCAAACCGTCAATAAGAGGCACAAGTACCTTGTCAACAATAATGAGCAAAGAAGAACCAAGTTTATCAATTACTGGCGGCAACCCTGGCAAAATCTTTTCTAACAAAGCCAACATGGGCTCATTCACTTTTAGGAACAAATCCAGTAGCGGTGGCAGGATAGCTTCAATGATAGGTAAGAACGCATCAATCAGCGAAAAGATTACAGGAACTAAAGCTTCAATAACACGCATCAGCGCAGGCAATATAGCCTGCACGATAGGCACAAAAGCTTCAACCAATCTAATGACTACAGGAATTAAAGGCTCAATAAGATCCTTAAACAGTTGACCCAATAAAGGCAGTAAAGAGTTAATCAATTCAATAAGCGGCGGCAATATGCCCTGAATTAGCGGAACAAAAGCATTAACAATAGCCGTAACAACAGGAACCATTGCCTGAATTATTGCCATTAAGGGCGGTAGCACTGCACCCACCAAATCCATAACTATTGGAAACAGTTCAATTAACGTATCTGCTAAGAAACTAAACACAGTAGCCAAAGTTTCAACAAACATTTCAAACGCTGGTGAAGTAGTCAAAGATTCAATAAAAGAAGTAATAATAGGAATCAGTTGAGCAACTGTAGGATATAAAGCTTGACCGAGAACTAGCTTCAAATTATCAAATTGAGCCGTCATAATTTTGATACCGTTAGCCATACCGTCAGAAGTACGCGCAAAGTCACCCTGCTGGGTAGAAGTCTGAGCAAGAATTTCAGCCTGAGCAGCCAACACACGTTGCTGTTGAGAAAGCGCACCAGTGCCGGTATAAATACCCAACTCCATAGCGCGAGCCTTCAACGTAGCATCATCAAGCAAAACACCAAACTGACGCAAAGGCTCAGACTCGCCACGCAAACCAGCACCAATAGCATTAATAGCCGTATCAACACTTGTATTATTAAACGAAGCAAGATCAGTAGCAAGAATTGCTAACTCTTTAGAAAAATCAGCATTAGCCTCAGCCCCCAAACCAGCAGCCTGTCCAAAAATACCAAACGTCTTAGCGGCAGAAAGAAACTGACCCTGAGTTTGACCAAGAACAGTAGGAGCAGTTTTAGCAAAATCTTCAAGACTCTTAGAAGCAGGGCCGAAAATTTGCCCAATAGCAGCAGAAGTTTCTTGAAAATCAGAAGCCGCCTTAATAGACGAAACACTTAAAGCAGCAATACCAGCAGTAGCAGCAGCCAAACCAGCAGCAATAGCAATACCAGCACCCTTAGCTAGACCAGAAAGATTATTCAAACCATTCTGAGCATCTACCACACCAGAATCATGGAACTTAGAAAAGATACCTAAATTAATACCGTTAGCCATTAGATAACCCTGTTAATCCCATCAATAAACTTACTCATAATGTTTTCAGCAGAATTAAAAATATCGCCACGGCGAGACTGAAATTCTTTATAAAAAATACGCCCACCATTAGGCCAAGAAGGATACTTAGACTCAATGTTGCGGATCAAAGCTTTACCTTGACCTGACAGATTGCCACTGTCAGCTTTACCAAACTCAGTAACCCACGGAATCGCGCCCTTATATTGCATACGAATAGCAACCAAATTATTACGCCCTACACCCTTACGAGCTTTACCAGGAGTAATAGAAACCTTGCCAACAACTTCAGACCATTTCCAATTTTCTTTAGCATCAATCTCGCCAGTTTTCTTATTGAAAACAAAACGAGTACCGCCCTCAAGCTTAGAAAGATAAGGCGCAGTAGGATACTTCTGAGCAATAGCCTTAGCAGCAGGTTTCAAATCAGACTGCAACCCTGTGCGAAACTCTTTTACAAGGTCAGGATCAAGTTGCTTCAAAATGCGAAAAGCACGCGCGACATCATTAGCATCAACCTGCACATCTGTTCTAATCACAGCAAACTCCTTACAGCTATTCTACCGCTTATTCTGTGCGTTCACACGGGCAACCAAATACCGCTGCATAGTCCACAACATACGCGGCTCAAGCTCAAGAAGCTCTGTAGGAGAAATCTTATATTCAAAAGAAAGCTGTGCAATAGCCCAGTGAGTTGATGACTCACCAAGACCCTCTATTCTTTTGGGGCAGATTCCCCAACCATAGCAATAGTTTCAGTCCAGTTATCAAAGTCTAGATCAGTTGCTTTAGTACGCTTCTGAGCCGCCCATGCTAGAAAGAACATATAGGTTAGGCGAGCATCAGAACCGATAGAACCAATAGACTTGTCAAAGTATGTTTCAAATTTGATATAGTCTGCAGCAGTAGTAGACACCTCAGCGGTGCTACCGTCAATGAAACTAATTTGTAGGTTAATAGGATTCATTGTTAAACAGTACCTCGTGTAACAGTACCTGCAGAAGGCCATGAAACAGAAAGCGTAGCGAGGTCACCCACGTTAGATGCGTGAGGGGAGTAAGCAGTTACGCTGAATACGCCAGAGTAGGAGGGGTTAGTTGCAGATACTGAACCGCTAGTTGGTACGCAAACAACAGTTGCAAGCGAACCAAACAGAGGGAACAGAACAGCATCAACCGAACCTGCACCAAAGTCCTGGTGGAAGTCAAGAGAAATGTTACCGGACTTGAGTCCGCCACCTACACGCTGACGCCATGCAGTACCGAAGGCAGTAGTCTCGATTTCATCAGCGGTCAGCTCAAAGGTGACTGCAGCAATGTGATCGCTAAAGTCTGTACCGTTAATGGTGGTCTTAACATCAGTAGCAACAAACTTAGCCACTAGAATCTCCTAAAAAAATTGTGAACATAAACAGTAAGAAAACCGTTAGTTCTATAGTACCGTAAAATCTTGTCTAGTTTGCGAAAACAGAAACGCTAAAATCACAAGCTAAATAAGTTGCATCACCCAACTGCACAGCGCCTACGTTAGTCATTTCAGAAACGCGCACATCATAAGCAGCGCCACCAAGAGACTTATCAGACTCAACAGCTTTTTTAATAGAACCAGTACCAGTAGAAATAAAAGTATCAAGCCTAGTTTGTGCAACACGCTCAGCCACACGCCCAACAATTACTGAAACAGTAAAGTTATACGTTACAAGCCCGCCCTGAAACGCACCATCATAAACAACATTCCCTAAAGCAATAACTGCAATAGGTGGTGAAGGATTATCTGGGATAGTTTCAGCAACACGCAAACCGCTAATAGTTGCCAGGTTAGCCCCAAGCCCTGCACGAATAGTTGCAATGCTCACGAAGCCACAGCCTTTTTAAACGGCATAAGTAGAGCCTCAACGTCAGGATCAACACGGCCTACACGGATAGCGCCCAAGTCGCCAAAACCGGCAACACCCAACGGTGAATCGTAACGCTTAAACTGGCGCATAGCAAGAAGAATAGTTGCCTGCTTGACTGCTACGGGAACTGCAGACCAACCAAAAACGCCAATAATCTGCACTGGTGCAAAGTTACTGTAAGTACCTGTAACACTCCAAATAGGAAAGAGGTTAGCGCCCACAGCGCGAATACGAGTAACAGGTGAATCAATACCACCAACAACACCATTCAAAGGCTCTAGCTGATAGTCAGTAGTTGCCCAAGTAGTGTCATAGCTAGTACCGCTGATAGAAGTTTTGAGTGAACTGACTGAAACAATATCATCAGTCTGCAACAGCAAAGCAGAATCAGTAGCGTAAACACGAGTAGCAGAAGTGCTATAAAAAACGCGGTTACAAAACCCGTCAATTTCGCGTGACGCTGCACCAATGCTTAACTCAATAAGTGAATCATCAACTGAGTCAGTAATGCGCAATGCCGCCTTGACCTCAGCAAGTGTGCAATAACCGTTAACAACTGCCACAAAAAACTCCTAAGAAAACCCTACCCCTATTGTACCCGTAATATCAGAATTTAGTTTTTAAAGAAGTCACGCAGGAAAGGCATCCAATACCAATTCCAAACCCGTTCAACATCAAACTCTTTAGCGAAATCTATAGAGGCTTTAGAAACGCCACGAGGCGCTTGATAGGCAAGCTGGAGCGCGTTCACTATTGATCCAATGTTAGGCACATTGTAGAAAGACTGTTGAGGTTCATCCCAGAAAGGCTGACCGTCAACAAGGAAACTGTCCGGCCCTGCAAGGTCTTGAGTCGCAGCCCAGTTAGAAGTGATAACACGAGTACCACAAGCCTGAGCCTCGACAACAGGAACACCAAAACCTTCACCATAAGAAACCTGCAACATAACATCTGAAGCCGTGTATACGCCTGCTAGGAACTCGTCAGGGTAGCCAGTACGGTTTACGTCAGTGTTTAGGATTCTAACGTGTTCATCAGTCAAACCACAGGCACGCAGGAGGTTAGGAATGTTAAAACCACCAAACACTGCAGAAGGCTCACTGTGAAGGTAAAGGTATGCGTCAGGGTGAGACTGCCGAAAAATACTAAACGCCATAATCTGCTCAGCAAAAGCCTTACGGTGAACTAACCCGTTAGCTTTATTAGCAGCCACAATAGACACAAGAAAAGCATCCTCAGGAATATCCAAGTATTCACGAGTTGGCACACCAAACACCGTGTCAGTAGGTTTCATAACGCTTGTGTCAATAGCGTGAGGAATATAGGTTGACTTGATACCAGCCTTCTCCAACTGGCGCTGACCATGAGGACTCATAGTAATAGGAGTCACGTTAGGGCGTAAAAGAAACTTCATAACGTTAGGCGGCAACGTAACGTGATCTAGTGGAGTCCAGGCAATAACGTCACCGTCAAACTGTAGGTCATTGTAAACCCACTGATCGTAAAGGGTAACTACAGCATCTTTAATATCAGGATGCTTAGAAGTGAAGTCTTTATGCCAGACCGGAATGACATCATCACTGTAAGGCTTGAACCCTCGTGGATATTGTGGAATCTTTCCGTAAGGTGTTTTGATTTCCTGAATAGAACCCTCAAGCCCATAGTTCGACAAGTTAGCAACTTTCAAACCATGCTTAACCATGCGGTCAATCAAAAGTTTTACCTGCACGCCATAGCCTGTAGGTGAGTCATAAGAATTAGAAGCTACGGATACAACACCGCGCAATTTTTCAACAGCCATATTTTCCCTTTCTAGGTTGTTTCTATTCTATAACCTGTGTTATCTTTTTACAGACGGATTACTTATTACCCCCTAATCTGGAACACCGTCAAAAAGACCCTTACTGCATCTGGAGCGGTGAGGGTCTTTTACTTTGCTAAAAGAACAACCCCCCTAGTGAACCTACACACTAGAGGGGCTGAACTTATTTGCTCAAGCTTATGGCTGGAGCAGGTACTTGACCTTAGCGGCGTGAGTCAGAGCCTGACCAGCACGCATGGTGAAGCGGTAAGCGGTTACGTCATTAGCGAAGTAAGCGTCTACAGAAGTAGCAACCTCAAGGCCAGTGGTAACAATCTTTACTGCCTTGGTGTCACCGAACAGAACTGCCTTAGCACCAGTTGCAACATCAGCCATGTTGGGGTTTTCCCAAATGTTGAATCCTGCGAAGGTGTCGGGGCGGCCAACGTTGACCTGGTACAGGTAGTTTCCTACAGTATCCTTCAACTTGCGGATCTTACCGAGGGTGCTGGAGTTAACCATGTAACCTGCGGAAGGCAATGCACGAACAGCGCCATCAACCGAGTAAGCAAGGTCAATGAGGTTATCAGCAGAGATAGCAGTTGCGGTAGAAGCGGTTACGCCCGAACCAGCAGCACCAACAACAGTGGTGGTTACCGAGCTGTTGAGGTAAGTACCGATAGCGTTACCAGCCTGCTCAGCAATTACAGAAGCAATGTCGAAACCTGCATCTGAAATAAGCTCGTTAGCAACAGGAACGATAAAGCCAAACTTAGCAGGCTGAATCAGTACGCTATCAAACGTTGGGTTGCTTTCGCTAATTGCCGAACCAGCCGACACTGCTGCAGCGGTGCTGAAAGCGGTGTAGATAGGCAGACGAAGATCGTTACCAGAAGAACGGGTAATAACCTCAGCAGCGTCAAGCCATGGGCCAACGAGACGAGCAGCACCAAATACCTGGTCATAGAAAGAAACAGGTACAGTGTTTACCGAGTTGACAAGAGTAGCACGCATTTCAGCGGGGAACTCGTGACCACGAACTTCACCGTGAGCCATAGCGCGGAAAAGATCACTGTCAGAACGTGCCTCAGTTGCAGGCATGAAAGAACCAGCAGCCTCAACAGCCTGAGCCGAACGCTCTTCAGAACGCTGAGCAGTTTCGATAGAACGCTCTACAGCAGCAATGTCTGCCTCAATGCGGTCAATCTTTTGTAGATCCTCGGCAACAAGTCCGCGGCCTTCAGTTTCAGCAGTGTCAATGATTCCGCGAACCTGAGAAATCAGGTTAGCCTTCATTTCCTGCTGGGTCTTGATGAAAGTCATCATAACTCCAAATTAGTTAGTAGGTGTTAACTGGCGAATGACGCTCAAGCCAACGAAATAAAGTTAGTGGCGAATGACGCTCAACTAAAAATAGTATACCGCATATACACAAAAGCTATTTCAGGTATAGAAAAGCCCCAGTAATTTCTTACTAGGGCAATTCACACCACACCCCTGCGGTTAGATATATTCTACCTTCTTACGCTTTAAAGCAAGACGGGCAAGAGCAGCATCACGAGAGGCAACAATAGAACTCTCAGGAATAACCCACAGTTTACAAACAGCCTCAGGCTCAATCATGCCTGCAACAATTTGGCACTGGTTATTTTCCTCATTAAAGAAAACACAGTTAGCGCAGATCAGACCCTCGGCCTTAAAAGGGTTTGCTGAAGCTGGTGCATAGTGTGCGCCATCAGCTCCAGTTGACTGGTCAAACATTCCATACTCAACAGCAAGCTCAGCTAAATCCTCAGCCTGTTTTTTCTGCCTATCGTTTAGCAGCTCATATTCTTCCATTAGAGACCCAATACCTCTAGCTTCTTTTTCTTGAGTGCCAATAAACCCATGTCACCAATAACGCTGGATTCAGGTTCAGCCTCAAAAGTAGCAGTAGGGGAAAGTTTTTCAATAACGCTAGTGAGCAAGTCACGGGCGTGATCATCCAAATCTTCACCAGCCTCAAGCTTAGTAATAGCAGACTCAAGCGCATCAGGGTCAACCTCAGTACGCTTTACAAGCGCATCTAACGAACGTACAGAAGTAGTACCTGCAGTACCAGAGTATGCGGGGAAAGCTACGATAGAAACCTCGTGCAGGCGTACAGCCTGTAGTGTGCGCTCATTGCCCTCAGCGTTCCAGCTATCTTTAATAACATTAAAACCAAAGCTCATAGAATCTACAAGACCAGTACGCAACAATTCAGCAGTGTCGCGCCCAAGCTGAGTATTAGGAAGTTTAGCCTCAACTTTTAGACCGCGTGCATCTTCGGTAAGAGTCATAGATTTAGCACGAGTAGAACCAAGCACCTGACCAGAATCGTGATTCCACAAAAGCTTTACATCATTGCGAGACTTCAAAGAACGAGTGAAAGCACCAGGTGCAACAAACTCAGTGAAGCCGCCCAAGTTTTCGCTACGACTATTAAATACAGAAGCATAACCTGTAAAGGTCATACCGTCACCAGTCTCACGGATTTCAAAATCTGAGACGTTAACGCGGGTTTCAAACTTAGACACTAATTCACTCCTAGAATTATCTTCACTATCCATAGTACCAATATCTGCAGGATCAGTAGTGTCAATGCCTAAAGACTCATAAGCATTACGAGTATCAGCATCATTTTCGATAGCCTCAATTACGTTATATGTTTCAAGCAATTTTTCAGCCGTAACCTTTTTATATTCAACAGAGTCAGCCGTAGAACCAGGATTCATAATAAGGCGCGAATAAGTAACACCAGCATCAACCAACATTTTTACTGTATCTTCACGTTCAGACTCAGGGCGGCCAGTAACAATAAACAAAGCGCCCTCAAGAGACTGAACATAATCCCAAGTCTTTTGAATTAACTCACTACCATTACGGATTAGCGTGTCATCAATATCGCAAATGATAATGCGGTCACCGTTAAGGTTTCTATCCTCAGGTTTATTCTCACCTAGAAACGGCTCGTTATCAGATAGCGAAATAGCAACGCCCTGATCAATAGCATCCTGCTTAGTGGCGTGACAGCCAAATTGCTCACCAGCAATATCTTTAACAGCCCACCATTCAGGCTTACCGTCACAACCTTGTTCGATATAATAAGGCATTTTACTCCTGAGAAATGTAAGTGCCAGCAACATAAAGTTTAGACACAGTGGTTAAGTTATATCCAGGCGCACCCTGCTTAAGCTGGTTCTCAATAACTGGTTTAGGGTTTGCCGTAGCACCTACAAGAAAGTGCATATCAAGAACATCAGTAATACCGTTGTGGTCAACATTCAAAATAATGTGGTTAGCATCATCAGCAGGAATTTCAGGATCACGCCAAATCCAACCAGCAAAATGATTACCGCCCATCATAGGCACAAAAGGTAATTTAGATTTGTATTGACCAGTACCAAAATTAGTTACAGTAGTGCAATCAATCTCAATATAAAAAGTAACAAACTGACCATTCTTAACGTAATAAGAATTGTATCCAGGTGCAGTAGTTCCTGAACCTGTATAAGTTAAACCCGTAGCGGTAAAATCTGCCGTGTATCTGATAGCTGAAGGCGTAGGAACTGAAGCCCCAACTTCAACAATTGTAGAGTTTGCGCCCGTTACGTTGACAGTCGCACTCGCTGGAGTAGCAACGGTCACAGTAGAAGTTGTCTGTGTTGTTACTACATCTGTCATCTTGTAACCTCAGGGAAAACATAGAAACGCCCTTCAACAAGTCGCGTAACGTAACCCGCACCACTCACCAACTCAAGGTCATAAATAAATTGAGTATTAGGTGTGCCATCAAGTGCAGCAGTTTGGGTAGCAGTCAAAGCTAAACCAATAGTTCCAGCAGTACCGCCCAAAGTAATACCAGTACCGTTAGTAAGCGAAACAATAGCAGTACCGCCATCATATGAGTCACGCACCTGCATACGCGCACTATAACCCGTAAGGTTTACTGCAGTACCGCCAGTCTGCCAAGTAAGCGTGTAATCAAAGTTTGCACCTTGATAACAGTTCAAATCAAGAACACCAGGAGACTGCATTACTTCACCTCATAAACGCTAGAGGGATTTTCAGGGTCAATCTGAGCCACAGCCTGTAACTGAGTCGAAGGCAAACCAGTGTGAGCAATAGGCGGCAGACCCAAAGCCTTCATAGTTTCAGCAGGATCAAAACCAGAAAGAATAAGTTTTTGAGCCATAGATACGCGTTCATTCTCAGCAGACAACTCAGCCGCGTTAATGTTTACGTTAGCCAAAGGCACGCGTACAGTATCAGCAGAAACGTCATCAATCGGGCGCAAATCTTCCCAACGGCGCACATCATTGATAGTCAAATAGCCCGACTGCAAACCAGTTGAGTATGCGCTAGAACGTGCCTGAATATTGGCACGCAAAAGGCTATCAAGGTTGAACTTAATGAAAGCGTTTTCTCCACCAGGAGTACGCGCCATCAGAGGCGATAGAGCGCCCTCAAGCTTACTAACCAAAGGTGTAATAGAGGTAGACAACCAAGCGCGGTTAGATTCCTCAACAGAAGCATATGAGTTAGTTCCAGGCAGACCCATCAGGTGAGGTGGAACATTGAAAGCGCGAGCAACATCAGCAACAGCCTGATTACGAGAATCAACCAACGTTGACTTATCAGGGTCAATCTGAGTTGACTTCCAAGAAGCACCACCAGACAAAACTCCAGTCTTGTGACCGCGTGACCAACCAGCATGAGCCTTATCGAAACCGTTACGCAACTGATCAGACTGCTCTTGAGTCAAGTTGCCAGGGAATTCAATAACGCCAGAAAGGTTAGTACCTGAGCCAAAGAAAGTTGCTGCAAACTTTTCCAAAGCCATAGCAAGGCCAAAGTTTTCTTTTAACGCCTCAACACGAGAAACGCCACGAACAGCACCAGGCTTCAACAGGTCAGGAATGAAAACAATTTCCTCATTACTGAGAGATTTCTTTTCGCCCTTAACATTGAATTGCAAACGCCCTAAACCGTTACGTTTCACTTCAACAGTAGTTGGGTTCAAAACAACAAGGTTAACAATCTCACCTTGTGCATTACTAAACACGCGGATAAAGCAGTTACCATCCAGCAACAGTGAAACAATAGCTGCACTGTAAAAAGCTTCTTTAGGTAGATCTACGTCAGGTTTCTGAACCCATACAGGTGCAGGGCGGAAAGGGTAACGCGCACCATCACGGCGAACATAGCAATCTAGTGGCAGTGTAGAAATAGTGTCGGCGATTAGGCTTACTGCACTATAAACAGCATTTACTTGAAATACTGTTTCATTAGTGATGTTAGTGCCGGAGAGGTTACCGAACTCTACACTGTCACCAGAAGCAAAAATGGTTTGATATGAAACGGCACGAGATTCAAAAAAACGTTCAAACATTATTTAGTTACCGCCAAACCGATAAGAATGAGAAATACGCCACCAATAATAAGCCCAGCAATAGGGTTAATTAGTGTTGCTCCAGCGGTGATAGCTACTGCACCGGCAAGCTGAATAATAGTCGACATGAAAACCTTTACCCGAAAAATTGAGGTATTACTTCTTCTAGTCTACCAATAGTGGCGCGGTCATGTGCCATAATGCTAGCAACAGCAGCGTCAATCTTACGAGGGCTATTACGCGCATCTTTTTTAATGTGTGGCCCTGCAGGTGTTTGTTTCAAAACGGCGTTATCAAAATGGCGTGCAAGTGTAGGGTTACCGTCATGCACAAGGCGCTTTTCAATCACTGCATCAAACAGTTTTTGGCACGCTTTAATCATGCGTGAAGGTGACTGAGGATATTCAACAATTGGGAAACCCTGATCCTCTAAAGCCTGCATAGTACGCGCCCAACGGAAAGGGTCAAACACTATCTCTTGAACATTAGGGTGTTCCATACAGAACTCAACAATAGTTGCTTCAACATCAGCAATGTCAACACGCCAATCATCACCGTCATGGTCTAAATCTTTTTCCCACGCTTTAACTAAAAAGACTTGAGGCAACTCATCACCGTTAGGAATAGTGCAACCAACAATAATGGTAGAGTCACCAGAGAACGAACCGTCAACGCCCAACACAATTTTGTTATCAGATGTGATAACAGTTTCTCCAGCACATTCATTCCAAGAGCCTGCAGGTAGCCACGCCTCAGCAGACGAAACCCACTGATTTAGGCGCTTAGTTCTAAACTCAGCCTCAGGCGTTCTACGCACTGCGCTTTCAAAGTCTTGCTCAGAAACAATATCGCCATAACCAGGGTTAGCAATTTCCCAAGCCTTAGGGCTTTTATGATCCATGTCTGCAGGGGCTTCCCACCAAGCAGCAAAAAACGCGGGGTCAATAACCTCACCAGAAGCAACCTTTTGCGCATACTGATAAAGACTGTAAGCAATCGAATCTTTACCCGTCATGTCAGACTTAACGCCTGCAGTAGTGATAGCAACCAGTTGCCCAATCTTGCCACGGTTACCCATAGCCAAACTGAACACATCAAACAAGTCACGGTTTTTATGCGCGTGCAATTCATCCATAATCACACGGCTAGGGTTCAAACCTTCTTTAGAATAAGCCTCAGCAGAAACTACACGAAACACTGAGTTAGTGGCAGGAACAAAAATACTGTCTTTATAAACCGTCACCATTTCAGAAAGTTCACTGTTTTCAATCATGCGTTTAGCATCACCAAACACAATACGAGCCTGCTCTTTTTCAGCAGCAACAGCAATAACCTCGCCACCATTAACGCCCTCAGCAAGTAGAGAATAAACCCCAATAGCCGCTGACGATAAAGCAGACTTTCCATTCTTACGAGGCATACCAATTAAAGCAGTCTGCGCTAAAAGCCCATCATTCTCGTCACGCGCATAAAGCCTAAGCAGTAACTCTTTCTGCCAATCACGCAAATGCAAAGGATCACCAGCACGCCCAGCAATACCATCTTTACCAATAGAACCAAACGTTTCAGCAAAGATAGCAGAAAACTCACCATCACCACGAGCAATAGCCTCAGCTGGAACAGGTGTCAAAATAGCAGGCGGCCAACTAGTCAAAACTATCCTTCTTAGCCTGCTTAGCTTCCATCAACTCTTGCAACTTGCTCTTAGTCTTAGCGCTCACCAAACCAAGACGGGTACGGTCAGCAGGGCTAAAGCCCATCAAAGACAAACCGCTAACAATCTGCTTCTCAGTCTCCAACAAACTCATATTGATTTGGCGGTTCACAGGATCAGCAGCCCACTGCTCACGCCCTAAACTAGACCCGATTACTGTCAACAAGGCGAGCCTTCAAAATAGTTGTAGAAATGTCAGCCGTGTAAGGAATATACAGTAAAGAAATGTTTTGCTGATCCAACCAATCCTGGTTAAAGCCCATTTGTGAATGGTAATCTTTACGCGCCCAATCAGAACCTATAGCGATAACGTCAGGGCAGACATCTAAAATTGCTGGTTTAGAATCTGCACCGCCACGATTAGGCACAACATCAGCAAC